ATGTAACTAACAATAATGTAGCTTCGGCTGTTAGAAGGATTGCAGAAAGTTCTGAATTAGCTAATCCAATTGGCAAGGGAACTATTGCAAAGTCAATGGTTGAAGGCGGCAATACTCCGTTTGGTATTGAAGCATACACAAAAAACGAAAATGATGTATATGTTTCTGAAAAAGTTACAATTTCAAATGATTTTAGAGAATTTACATTTCCGCTAGGTACTAGTGTTGAACAAATTATTGAAGAAATAGTCATCTTAAGTTCTTATGGTAAATCTGCTGCAACAGAATTTACTCCAGATTCAGACGGAATGATAAACTGGTTTAGAATTCATACTCAAACATTCTTAGTACCTGACGAACAAGTAAGAAGTGTAAGCGGTGAAAATCCAAAAGTATTTGTATATGCTGTTGTTCCTTATAAAGTTCATTCGTCAGTCTTTAATAATGCTTCACAACCATCAGTTGGTATTGAAAAACGTAAACAGCAGGCAGCTAAAACATATGATTATATCTATACAGGAAAAAACGACGATATACTCGACTTTGAAATTAATTTTAATAATGCATTTTATAAAGCATTAAACACAAATATAAACGGTAGTGGTGATTCTAGACTTCTAGCAAAAAACGGATCAAATGGGTCAACTGAAGAATCTTATAATGCATCTGAAGGGAATTCTGAAGGCAGTGGATTTTCTAATCCTAATGTAGCTGACGTAGGAGATGCTAACGGCACAGGTAAAGGAGGAGGATCGACAATGGATTCTCCAGCAGTTCAGGTTGCTAGAATGTTCAATGAAGCAATAGTAAATAATAATGTTGATATGATTGTTATGGATCTTACTGTTCTTGGAGATCCTTATTACCTAGCAGATAGTGGAGTTGGAAATTATAGCTCACCAGTTGCAGCGAAAGCATACACTGCTGACGGGTCAATGGATTATCAAAGAAGTGAAGTTGAAGTGAATGTTAATTTCCGTACACCTATTGATTATGACGGTGAAAAAGGATCAATGATATTCCCACAGGATACCATTCCAGTAAAGGCATTTAGTGGATTATACAAAGTAAACACTGTTGAAAACAGTTTTAGTGGCGGAAAATTTACACAGGTGTTAAGTATGAACAGAAGACCAAAACAAGACGACTCACCAATTACTGGACAATCTAGTGATCCGGGTGCAGTAGAGTCGACAGAAAACACCGATCCAGGTAAGGAACAAATTACAAATAATACAGGGAATCAGCAGTAATGGCAATTGATGGACGTTCAGCGAGAAAAACGCTAGTAATCAATCCAGGGCCATATGAAGCGTTGGTTGTATCCTTACTTGATCCAAAAAGAATGGGTGCAATACAAGTTGAACTATTAAAAAATAGCACTTCGGGTAATCAGCCTGAACGATCAGGACAAATTGTTACAGTACAATATATGAGTCCATTTGCTGGAGTAACGCCAATTGACGGAACTACCAGTCAAGACGACTTTCAAGGAACACAGAAAAGTTACGGATTTTGGGCGGTACCTCCTAGTGTAGGAACAAAGGTACTTGTTATGTTTGCAGAAGGTAACATAGCAAGAGGCTATTGGATAGGATGTGTTCCGGACGTATATCAAAATCATATGACACCAGATCCGTGGGCCGGCACTGAATACAATAATACTGACAGTTCTAAAAAACTTCCTACAGGGGAGTACAATAAAAGACTTTCATCTGGCGTCGGAAACGATCCTTCAAAATATATTAAACCTGTTAATAATGATTTTTATACTATACTTGGAAGACAAGGTCTAGTAGATGACGATATTAGAGGCCCTGCTAATAGTACTAGCAGACGAAACTTACCTAGTAGTGTATTTGGTATTAGTACTCCGGGTCCTCGAGACAAAAGAAACGGAGCTCCTAAAAGTTCAGTTGGCCCAAAGGAGTATAGTACACAAACATTTACAAGTATACTAGGTGGTTCTAGTATTGTTATGGATGACGGCGACGAACAATTTTTAAGAAATAGTTTCGCTGGACAAGACGCAATGTTATATACTGATGTAGTTGCTGACCCTCAAGCAACTACCGGCATTAAGACACTACCTAAAGGTGAATCTTTTAGGATTAGAACACGCACCGGTCATCAAATTCTTCTACATAATTCAGAAGACTTAATTTATATTGGCAATGCAACAGGCAGTTCTTGGATAGAAATGACTGCCAATGGCAAAATTGATATCTATGCACAAGACAGTATTAGTATTAGGACTCAAAATGATCTTAATATAAGTGCTGACAGAGATATTAATATGACAGCGGCACGTGATATTAACTATAATGCAGGTAGAGATTATAAACTTACTGTTGGTAATAACAGTGACTATAAAGTTGGCGGCAAACACAATATGGAGATTGGCGCTGATGAAAATCATTATGTTGGTGCATCACAGAAAATATTTGTTGGCGCTACTGGAGATTTAATTGTAACTGGTGCTCATACTATTACAAATAACGCAACACTAGACATTAATACTAAAGGTAACAGAAAAGATACACAGGCAAATTTAGACTTAAACACTGGAGGATATAATTATTTCACAGCAGGCGGAAATACAGATATTCTGAGTGGTGGCAATCATAACGAAACAGCCACTGAAATTCATATGAATGGTCCAGCAGCGACTGAAGCAGCAACGGCAGGAAGTGCAGCTCAAGCACAAGTTGCAGCCCCTGCTCTGTGGCCTGTGCGTGTTCCAGTACACGAGCCGTGGCTAGGCCACGAGCATTTAGACCCTGGAACATTTACTCCAGGATTTACACAAGCAAGCGGTTCTCCGAGTCCAGCATTAAGAGAATCTACACCGTTACTAAGTAGCGATAGTGACTTAACTACAAGTGCTGGCGCTGCAAGCGGAGCAACTGTTAGTGCAGCAAATTTAAATGGTCCTCAAACAGTTATACCTGGACAAGTAGGACCTACAGGAGATCAACCTGCCAAACCGGTTGAAGTTACATTATTGCAACAATTTTTCTTAAATGAATTAATTAAGAAAATTGGATTAGATCCAGCAAATGCACTTAAATCAGCAGATCCTAATAGACTTGCCGAAGGAGAAACTCCAGGTAATGCAGAAGCACTTGGTATGGCAATGGCACAGATACAAGCAGAATGTGGATTCAAACCAAGAAGTGAAAACTTAAATTATAGAGCAAGTACATTACGTAGAGTATTCCCAACGCGAGTTAAAACAGATGCGTTTGCACAAGAACTTGCAGCAGCAGGTCCTGCTGCTATTGGTAACACTATTTACGGAAATCGATACGGCAACGCACAAAACGAAGGCTACAAGTACCGTGGTAGAGGACTAATACAGTTAACGTTTAAAGGTAACTACGAAACATATGGCCCTAAAGCAGGACACCCTGAAATTGTTCAAAATCCAGATTTAGTTAATGATCCTGAAATTGCTGTAAGAATTGCTTGTGCATACATTCAATCTAAAAAGGTAACTTGGAGCAGTTATGACTTCGGTGCTTTAGGACAACAATTCCGTAGAGCAGTTGGTTATGCTGATCAAGGCGGTAAAGAGACTGCTAATCGTATTGGACTTGGTAGAGGTTTTGCAAGCAAAATTATAACTGGCGACTTAACTCCTGTAGCAAGTATTACAACAGAACCTGCAGGAACAAACATTGAAGCAGGTAATCGTGTAGATCCTGCGGCAGGTCCACAATAGAGGGTAAATACGTTATGAGCACACAAGAAAAAAAATTATACAAAGAAGTAACAGTAAAAGGAAATAAACGTCCTTCCGCCCCAGTCGAAAGTCGTGCTTACAGAGGCATTTCAACAACAAATCCAGAAAATACTAGTTTTAATCTTTATGACATTGCTCTTATAAAGCAAGATATTATTAATCACTTTCATATTCGTGTAGGTGAAAAACTTGAGAATCCTGAATTTGGAACTATTATTTGGGACGTTATTTTTGAACCAATGACCGAACTTTTAAGAGAAGCAATAGCAAATAACGTTACAGAAATTATTAATTATGATCCACGTGTTCAAGTAGAACAAGTTACTGTAGATACATACGAAAGCGGCATTATGATAGAGTGTACATTACTGTATTTGCCGTATAATATCTCAGAAAGTATGCGTATGAGATTTGACGAAGATAACTCAATTTTAACTTAAAGAATTATATACGCACTTATCTAATCTTAATAAATACTGTTACACATAAAGGAAAGCAAGTATGTCAACAACCGACAGACAAAACAGACTATTATTAGCAGAAGATTGGAAGCGTGTTTACCAGTCATTCCGCAATGCGGATTTTCAAAGCTATGACTTTGACAATCTTCGCAGAACAATGATCTCATATTTACGAGAAAACTATCCAGAAGATTTTAATGACTATGTAGAGTCAAGTGAATACTTGGCATTAATTGATCTTATTGCTTTCTTAGGTCAAAATATTAGTTTTCGAATTGATTTAAATGCCCGTGAAAACTTTTTAGAATTAGCAGAACGCCGTGAAAGCGTATTACGTTTAGCAAGATTGCTTTCCTATAATCCTAAACGTAATCAAGCATCTAACGGATTATTAAAGTTTGAAACAATTAGTACAACTGAAGATTTATTTGATTCTAACGGAACTAATTTATCAGGACAGACTATTGTATGGAACGATATTTCAAATCAAGACTGGTACGAGCAGTTTGTTAAAGTATTAAATTCAGCACTACCAGCAAATGGAGTTTTTGGAAGACCAAACAAAACTGATACAGTTAATGGTATAAGTGCAGAACAGTATAGAGTAAATGGCACAAACACTGATATTCCAGTATTTGGCTTTAGTAAAAGTGTAGACGGTAAGTCTACACAGTTTGAAATAGTTAGTACTGATATCGGTTCTGGAAACATTATTGAAGAAGCTCCTCTACCAGGAAGTAATTTTGCGTTTTTGTATAGAGATGACGGTCAGGGTGCTGGATCAAATAACACAGGATTTTTTGCACACTTTAGACAAGGAAGATTAGATCAAGGCGATTTTAATATTTCTAAACCAAGTGCTAATCAAGTTGTTGCTATTGATGCAATTAATGTTAACAATTCAGATACTTGGTTATATAAATTAGATAACCTTGGCAACGAATCAGAATTATGGACAAAGGTTGATGCTGTAGAAGGCAACAATATTGTGTATAATAGTTTAAGTAAAAATATTAGAAACATTTATAGTGTATTAACTCGTGTTGAAGATAGAGTTAGTTTAGTTTTTAGTGACGGAACTTTTGGATCTTTACCAAAAGGAAACTTTAAAATATATTATAGAACTAGTGATAATAGAAATTACGTCATTACTCCAGACGAATTAATTAATATTACAATTAGCATTCCTTATCAAAGTAAAACAGGAACAAGCGAAAAACTTACAATTGGCTTAGCGTTAAAATACACTGTTGACAATGGTACTACTTCCGAGTCAAATAATGAAATAAAAGCAAATGCACCTGCAACATACTATACACAAAATAGAATGGTTACAGGCGAAGATTATCAGATAGCACCACTAGCAGTTAGTCAAGAAATTATAAAAGTAAAAAGTGTAAACAGAACGTCGAGCGGAATATCACGATATTACGATTTGCTAGATGCAACTGGAAAATACAGTAAAACTAACTTATACGGTAAAGATGGAATACTTTATACACAAACGCTAACAAATAAAGAGACATTTACATTTAATACAAAGACAGATATTGAAGGTATTATTAAAACTCAAATTGAAAGAATTTTAAAAGACTACAAAGTTAAAAACTTTTACTATGCACAGTTTGCAAAAATATTAGTTAGCGATATTGGAGCAAGATGGAATCAAGTTACCCGAGCGCAAAATATAACTACAGGTTATCTAACAGATGCAGATTTTTCTAAATTAAAAACAGGAACATTTACAGCATCAACGTTGCAGTACTTGGAACCCGGAGCAATGCTTAAATTTGAAGCTCCGTCCGGATATCATTTTATGCCTGATGGAACTATAATGGCAGGTTCTGCAGATCATCCTGGTGCAACAACTTATAAATGGACTAAAGTTGTAAGCGTTAGTGGTTCTGGAGTTAACAATACAAATGACGGACAAGGTGCTATTGTTCTAAACGATATTATTCCAGGTCCTATTAATAATGATATAACAACAGCTCCTCAGTTAACAGAAATTAAACCGTTGTTTACTACAGAAGTAGAAACACAAATTAAAACACAAATAATTGACCAAATATTTACTTATAAAACATTTGGACTTCGATATGACTTCCAAACAAATACTTGGCGTGTTATATTAGAAGCTGATCTTGATATACGTTCAAACTTTAGTACTGGTAAAACTGGAGATTTATCTAATCAAAACTTAGATGCAAGTTGGGTACTATTATTTCAAACCAACGGCGAAACATATACAATAACCTATAGAGGTCAGCGTTATGTATTTGAAAGTGATAAAGAAATAAGATTCTATTATGATAGTTCAGATAAAGTATATGATCCTTTAACTAATCAAATTATAAAAGACAAAATATCGTTAATGTCTATTAATACTCAACCAGACGCCAGCGGATATGCCTTAACACCGTTTACAGTTCCGTTCAATTGGGAAATTGTTAAAGAATATAGAGACGGCGAAGGTTATGTTGATTCTAAGAAGATAGAAGTAGGGTTTTTTGATAGCGACGATGACGGCGTAGTTGACGATCCAGAAATATTTGACAAATTTATTACTACTAATGCAAGTAAGAAATATATATTCTTAAAGAAATATATTACAACTGACAATGTTGACGATTTTAGATATGTTGATCAAACAACTGAAAACATACAAGTAGTAGATAACGAAGCAGAAATAACTGATAATGGTATAGGTAGCTATCCTGATAATTCTGTTTTCTATCAGATAGATAAAAACATATTCAAAGTTTATAATGTAACAACAGAAAAATTAGAATTGTCAGTTGACTATAGAGCATATTCAGGAAGAGATAAAATTATTTTCCAATACGAACACGCTGCTGACGAAAGTAGTAGAATTGATCCTAGTAGTTCTAATATTATTGATGTATATATGCTTACAAAGCAATACGATACATTATATCGACAGTATTTGCAAGGAGCAATAGATACTAGACCACTAGCACCTAGTTCAGATACTTTATATGTTAATTTTGGAGAAGAAATTAATAAAATTAAGTCGATATCAGATGAAGTAATTTATCATCCGGTTAAGTACAAAGTACTATTTGGTACTGAAGCATCGGATGATTTAAAAGCAATGTTTAAAATAGTTAAAAACCCGGATAGAGTTGTAAACGAAAACGAATTAAAAGCTAATGTAATTGCAGCAATAAATGAATTTTTTGCAATTGAAAATTGGGAGTTTGGAGATACATTTTACTTTTCAGAACTTAGTAATTATGTAATGACACAACTTGCTCCTGATCTTGCAGCATTTGTAATTGTACCAATACAAGAATCACTATCTTTTGGTAGTATGTTTGAAGTAAGAAGTGAAGCCGACGAAGTGTTTATTAGCTCTGCAACTGTAGAAAATATAGAAGTAGTATCGTCATTAACAGCGTCAAAATTAAAAGCAACTGGAGCAATATATGCTGATGCAACACAAGCATCAGGAGTAGTTAGTGCTTCAGGAAGCAATGTCTCGAGCAATATCTCAAGCAGTAGCTCATCAAGTGGAGGACTAAGTTACTAATGTCATACGACAACGATCAGAATGAATATCCGTTGCCAGCAGAAGGTAATAATAACAGAAAAAGTGAATCTTTACTACCTCGATTTTTTAGAACAGAAACGAATAAAAAGTTTTTACAAGCAACATTAGATCAGCTTACTCAACCAGGAGTTGCTGAAAAGCTAAATGGTTATTACGGCAGACAAATTTCAAAAGCATATAATGCCGACGACAACTACGTTGGCGATGTGTCAACGAACAGAGAAAACTATCAGTTTGAACCAGCAACAATAATTAAAGACAATTTAGACAATGTAACTTTTTATAAAGATTACAATGACTACTTAAATCAAATTAGTAGTTTTGGCGGTAACGTTCAAAATCAAGATATATTAAATTCACAAGAATTTTATGCGTGGAATCCTCATATTGATTGGGATAAGTTTAGTAACTTTCGTGAGTATTATTGGTTACCATATGGTCCGCAAACTGTAAGAATTGCAGGACAAGAACGCGGCGTTGAAAGTACTATTGCTGTTAAACTTATTAATAATGTAGACAATGTTACATATAGTTTTAGTACAGATGAATTAGTTAATAATCCAACACTAATTTTGTATAGAGGTCAAACATATACATTTGATGTAGATACAACCGGTACTCC